AAGAAGATGGCTGAGAAGATGATGAAAGATAATACATTCAACAACATTAATCTTCAACATACAGATGGTACAGATGTAGATGGTGTAAATCTTGTAGAGTTGTTCATCAAAGATTCGGAGAAAGGTATCTCACCAAAAGGATTTGAAGATATAGAAGAAGGATCATTATTTGCTAGCTATCAAATAAACAATGATAAAGTATGGGAATCTATAAAAGCTAAGACATTCAAAGGATTCTCACTTGAAGGAATATTTGATTTAGAGATTGTTAAGATGAGTAAACAAAATCAAAAAAATATATATTCTAAATTTATGAACATATTTAATAAAATTTTAAAGAAAATAGTAAAGCTTGGTTCAGTTGAGACCGATAAAGGTGAATTATTTTGGGTTGGTGAAGCTGATCTCCAAGTAGGTGATGAATTATTCTACAACACAGATTCTGAGGAAGCATTGAAAGTAGAAGATGGAGAATACACATTGAAAGATGGTACAGTAATAATTGTTAAAGATGGCTTTGTAAGTGAGATCAAGGAAATTGATGGATCTAAAGAAGAAGAGCTGGATGCAAAAGAAGAAGAGAAAGTGGATGATAAAGAGGAAGAAAAGAAAGAAGAATGCGTTAAAGAAGATGTTGATGCAAAAGAAGAAGATGATGAGACAGAGAAAGAAGCAGATAAACGCATTAAAGAATTAGAGCAACAAATCCTTGATCTCACTACTAAGTTTGATGAATTGGCTAAGAAAGTTGAAGATATAATCAAAACTCCTGCTGGTGAACCTGTAGTTGAAGAATTTGAGAAAACTATGAAAAATGAAAATGGTATCATACCGGTATTTGGATCTCGTTCAAAGATGATTAGAAATTGAACAAAAAACTAAATTATTATATATTTTAAAAAAATACATAAAAATAAAATTATGGAAAAGGAAAATATTAAATTAGCAAACTCTTATAATGTTGCAAATTTACCTAATTATGTAGATCAATTACGTCCAGATTTGATCGCTAAAGCAGTAATTGGTGCAAAGTCTGCTGGTCTTTTTAACTTATTGACTGGTGTTAAAGGTCCTACTGCATTAAATCTTATTGGCACAGAAGTTGTATTTGGTGATGGTGCTACTTGTGGTTGGAACGAAGCTGGTGCTACTTCATTATCACAAGCGGTTCTTACCCCTCGTGCTTTGAAGATTAATATGTCTATTTGTGACAAGAACTTACTTTCAAAATGGGCTAACTATTTAGTAAAAGTACAAGCTAATAAACTTGATGGTGATCTTCCATTCGAAGAATACTTTATTAATGATGTACTTAAGAATGTCAAAGCTGGAATTGAAAAGATGATCTATCAAGGGAATTCAGCAACTGCAGGTGTGGTTGAATTTGATGGTCTTATAAAGATTCTTAATGCTCAAGGTAGTGGTGCAATTACTGCATCTGGTACTGCTGGTGAATCTGCTTATGATTTCATTAAGAAAGTTGCTGCTGCAATGCCTGCTTCTATCCTTGACAAAGATGACTTAGCAATTCTTGTGCCAATGCCTATGTATATGACATTCATCCAAGATCTTGTAACAGCTAACTTATACCATTACAACCCAGGAAATGGTGAAAATGAGTATTTACTCCCTGGCACAAATATCAAGGTAATTGGTGTAAATGGTTTGAATGACGCAGATGCAAACAATGATTATGCTATTGGTGCATCATTAAGTAACTTATTCTATGGTACTAACCTTCAAGATGGTGATGAAATCTTTGATCTTTGGTACTCAAAAGACAACCGTGAATTCCGTCTTGCTATTGAATTCGTCGCTGGTGTACAAGTTGCTTATGCTAATGAAGTGGTATTTGGTACAAAAGCAAAATAGTATATAAATCACCAAACAAGAGTTGGGAGTAAAATCCCAACTCTCTTATAAAAAAATATATAAATATATAATATGAGCTGCATACAAACATTAAATGGAATACAAGTAGATTGCGAACCTTCAATGGGCGGCCTCAAGGTGGTTTACATTGCTAACTACGCAGATGTTGCTAATTACGAGATAAATGATGGTCAAATTGATACAATTACTATGGCTGATAGCAAGAAGTTCAAAACTTATGCTTTCCGTAGAAATACTGCTAATATGACTTCAACTCTTGCAGTTGACCCAACAAATGGGGCTTCTGTATCTACTGATGTTGTACTTTCATTCTTAAAACAAGATACACAAAAGAGAATTGAGATCTCTGCATTATCTATTGGTGAGTTAGTTATGATAGTTGAAGATGCTAATGGTCGCTTCTGGTTCTTAGGTAAAGATATGCCTGTTATGGCTTCTGCCGGTGGAGCTGAAAGTGGTACAGCATATACAGATGGTAATCGC